GGCAATACATGAATCCATAGGTCCGCTTTTGTGACCGCCACCCCGCTAGGCTTATCCGCCCTGCTGTTGTGGTACTCTATGTAGATATTCCCCGTGCTTGAAGACCTGTCATCAAACTTGACCTCAACAGAGAACTTCTTCCTGCCAACCTTGCAAGACAGGTCATAATCGTACCTCTTATCGTAGTCCTCGTTAAGTTCACATTTCACACCGAACTCTTCAAGAACTTCTTTGGCTATTTTTTCGCCCTTTTTGCCTTTTTCAAAACTCATTTTACTTTTCTCTTGAGTTCTAAAAATTTCTCTACAGCTTTAGAGGCGTCTTTATACAGTTCGCTATGCTTGACCTTTGCATCATCACAATGAACCTGATACAGAGGCTTGCTATTACGAAGAAAATAAGTGTTTCTGTATTCGTTTATTAGACACAAGGACAGCCTCCCCTTCTCCAGAGCGCAGCCGTCCATTAGTACCGCTAGATAATGTTGCTTCATCCTGAACCTCGATTTCTCCTGAAAATAATTGGTTACTAATACCCATAATTTTATCTAATAAGTTAACACCTAGAATATCAAACTTAACATGACCCATGGCTTCTAGGTCAACCATTTCCATGCCAGCTATTCTCTCCGCGCCCTTGGTTTCTCTCACCATAGGACACACTTCGTTTAGTTTTCTTGAGGAAATTACAACCCCTGCGGCATGTTTGCCTTGGGATTTGTATGTCCCTTCAATCCTGATTGCCTGTTCGAATAGTCTTGCGTGTTCGCCTTCAAGAGAGCCGTCTTCCAATATTCTGCAATGGTCTGATAGCACCTCCGGTTGATGTAGCAGCGTCCATCTGATGACAGAGGATTCTTCCATGTCTTGTAACTGGTCAGAGATTTCGTGTTCTTGGGGAAGGCTCTTAGTGATAAAGTTCATCTCGTCGTAAGAGCAAGCATTGTGGACCCTGAGAACTTCTTTTAAGGCACTTCTACCTTGAAGTCTGCCAAAAGTAATCATCTGGCTAACATTGTCGTATCCGTACTTGGATTTTATGTAGTCAATTACCTCGTCTCTTCTTGTCGTAGGAACGTCTATGTCAATATCCGGCAGAGATATTCGGTCGTCTGTATTTCTCCCCGCGTTATAAAACCTTTCAAAAATCAGCCCGTACTCTATGGGGTCTACCTGAGTAATACCAATTAGATAAGAGACAAGACACCCCGCAGCAGACCCTCTACCCGGACCCGGAAGCCAACCCTTGGACTTCACATACGACACGATATCCCTAACTATGAGGAAGTACCCAGACAGGTTCGCATCTTTGATAACCTCTAGCTCCTTCTTTATTCTCTCAACATAGACAGTCTCAGATTCTTTTGTTGAAACCTTCCCTAGGCGTTTCAGCCTAGACTTCCATCCTTGTCTGCATAAATGTCTTAAGTATTCCTCTTCTGTCATGTTGTCTGGGCAAGAGAATTTAGGAAGATTGGGCGCCCCTAATATATCATACTCCTCGCACATATCTGCGATTTTACCAGTGTTGATAATTTCTTCATCGGTATGAATTTCCTTCATTTCTTCTAGCGAAGGAATGTGGAAGTTATTCGAACGAAAGAATCCAGATAAACCGACATCGTCTCCTGATTGCAATTTCTCTTCAACTTTTCTAAGCGTTGTCTTCATAGCGGAGCAAAGTAGTATCCGTTGGTCCGCTGCGTCTTCTTTTCTTGGATAATGCGAATCTGCGGTCGCTACAGGCGGAATGCCTGTTTCCTTTGATACCTGTCGTAGACACTCTCCGACCAGTCTCGACGCTGACGAGTTGTCTTGGTCAATCAATTGAATCTCAATGAAGAAATTGCCCTTGCGGAAAATACTCTCGTATCTCTTGGCCAGAGTTGAAGCTTGGTCCTTCCAGTCTGGCTTCAAGAATGATTGAACCTCTTCATACGTATTGCAGTTGTATGCCTGTTTCCAATCGGTAAACAGCACATTCGCAAGGTCGCTGCCCGGATGACCACTGAATGAAATCAGGTTCTTTTTGATGTTGTGCTCTTCAAGAATATCAAGGTCTATTCTTGGCTTGAAATAGAATACGTCGTCTTTGTTGCTTCTGGAAACGAGTTCAATCAAGTCGTCCCAACCCTGCCTATTCTTTGCCAGAACCACTAGATGGCTCAGTGTCCTGTTTGTTTTCTCTTTTAAGGTAGCGTCCTGTTGAGACAGGTAGAACTCGCATCCGAGAATCGGCTTGATGTTCTTGTCCAGCATCGCTCTGACGAATGAGACGGCCCCTGAAATCGTCCCGTGGTCAGTAACGGCACATGCATCGTACCCCAACTCCTCGCAGCGTTCTGCGACCTGTGAGGGCTTCGAGAGTCCGTCTAAGAGACTGTAGTGCGTATGCAGGTGGAGAGGCGAAAATTTAACCGGGGGCATCGTAGTATCCAATATTGAACCCTTCTTTTGTGCAATCAGCAACAGTTTTTTCCAAGCCGTCTTTTTTCAACTTATCATGAATATACTGGCATATATTCTTGTCTGTTCCATCCCAATTATTCTTATAATAGTCGCAAAGCCTAGTGCATTTCCAGTGCGACTGTTCTTTGGAAAGCATTTTAGGCATCTCTGTCTTTTGTATCTCCAAGAACCTATTCTTCAGCATCCCCATAAACTTTTGTTGGTCTGACCTATCAAAGCATAGGGAAAATGGCCCGCCATCCTTTATATAAAAGATGGTCATTATCGCCTGATGGTACTCTGGAAACAACTTGGAAATGGCGTAATTATAAAGCAGGAGTTGAGGGTCTTTCTCAAGTTTCTCGTAGGTCTTTTCCTGACCCGTTGCCCAGTCCAGCCTTCTGCCGGTTTTCCAGTCCACCACCTCGATAATACCCTTGTCCACCTCTGTTACGAGGTCGATTGTACCCTTAATAGCCAAGCGGCCTTTGATGGTGGAGCCGTCTGGCATTTCGTATTCGTATTCGGCCCAATCTTCCTCGATGGGGATATCGAAATGCGGCTCTGTAGCAACTATTTTCCGTAGGCGCGGGTCAAATTGGCCTTCGTTATATTCAAGGGCCATCCACGTCCATTTTCTACAATCTCTTTCGTCCTTGGGCGCATAGTTATGTGTGCAGTTGGATGTGTAATGCTCAAAGCTTTTATCAACAAGGTCGTTTACAAATTCTTCCGAGTGCAGCTTGCTATGAGTGAAGACAATATTGCCGAGAGCATCGTCTGTGATGCTCGTCAAGCTGGAGTCGAGGTTGTTTTGCAGTTTTTTGGTACACGCAGCTAGGCATTCCATAACCTTGTGTACAATGGTCCCCATCTGTGCTTTCTTCCCAGACGTTGTGGGATGACCAAGCACATAGCTTATGAAATACTGCTGTTGACAGTAATCATAATTATTATATGAGGAACTTCTTATATAGGTTACAAGCATTCAGACCACCCCAAGGCATCAGCGATAATTGGTAAGTGTTGCGTAAAGATGCCCTTGATTTCATTTGCAATATCCCGATGCTCTTTCTGTGTTGATTCATGCGTTCTCAACCCTATGTAGTGAATCCAGCTTCTGACAGTGCCATTCATATACATTCTGGTTTTTGTGTTTAGGGGCAGCAAAAACCTAGCGCTTTCTTTTGCTATACCGCGACTCAATGCCTCTTGATATCTGGAGTAACTTCGTCTGTTTATTTCAGACAGAGCATTGTTGAACCACTCTTTGTCGTGCTTATGCAAATCGTCCAGAGAGTTCTGTCTGTTTTTCTTATCCTGTCTTCGGGGTTCTACGTTCTCGAACCCCTGCGCCTCGGCGTATCTCTGACTAAACTCTTGGAAAGAAAAGCTGCGATGCCTCAATATTTGTGCTGCGATACCTCTGGTGGTGTTTATTTCCACAACCATGTTTGCCATCTCAAAGATAGACCAATGCCCGTGCTTGATACAAAATCTTAAGAGGCCAGCAACATCTGGATTGTCCTGATTTTTGGGATTGCTCACCCTAGCACAATATCCAATTATTTTTTCAGCATCCGGCGTAAGTGATATGAGCTTTGTGTTCATACCGATTCCACCCATCCCCAGTCAAGCATGGCGGCAAGAAGCTCTTCGTTCTGCTCTTTAATTGTCATTTTTGTGTTATCAATCACCACGTCAAATTTGCCGTAGTTTTTCAGCGCCACTTCGCTTTGATGACTGTCCTCGTAAAGCTCTCTCGTAAGCCTAACGACCTTTCCTCCACGAGACTGAATCGCTTCCGCCTCGTTGGGAAATCTACAATCCGCAATGACTGCCATTTTACTCTGTTCTGCCTCCACTTGGTTCAGGCAAAACGAAGTCCAGATATCCGGCTTAAGGGTTCTGCAAACATTGGTTCCAAAATACTGTAGGAATTCTCTCGCCATGAAGCAGACTGTCCCATTCGGTTTTCTAACCGTGGTGTAGGTATTTTTTTCCTCTTCGGTCCCGTAACACTGTTCGTAAGTTAGACCGAAAAGCTCTATGGCAACAGACTTCAACGAGTCAGCAAAATTGTACGCTTTGATGTGCGGCCATATGTGCGTTGAAGCATACTCTATGAATTGGTAGTCACCCCTGAAAATATCAAAGACTCCCATCCCATCGGTCTTTTCCCCATCTGCCGATGTGAAGGAGGCGTTCACCAGCAGTCTGCCATCATCTGTGATTTCAAACTGCTCTATAACGTTGTTCCTTTTCATCTCATAGCCATATAGAAACTTAGCACAAGTGGTTTTTCCACTTTGTTTTGCCCCAGAAATTGCTAATATCTTTTGTGACATTACAGAATGCTCGCTATCTGTGGTTTGAGTTGTTCTTCTATTTCGTCAGTTGACATATCGCCAACATCTTTTTTGGGCAGTTGCGGGAAGTGAAGATTGAAGAGTCGTCCGCATTTTTCTTTTATCGAGCTTGCAGCCTTTATGCCAGCCTCGTCGTTGTCTGTCAGCACAACGATGTTCATAGCCCCCGACTTCTCTATACTAATTTGTTGGTAGTCAGTCAAGTGACATCCAAACATGCCAACGGCATTTCTTATACCCGCCTCCCACAATCTCCACACATCTCCCTGTCCCTCAACCAGCACAATGGTTTCGGTTCTTGATATCTCTTTCTTGGCCATCCAGTAGTTATACAAATGCGCGCCAGAATTAAAACCCTTGCTGTTTATCCACTTCTGCGTGGAGGGGTTGTCTTCCAGACTGCGACCAACACAACCCACCATATATTGATGAGAGTCGTCATAAACGGGAACAACAACCCTGTTGTACATCAGCTTGTTTGAGTTTATACAAATTCCCACGTCAAAAGTGTCAAGTGTTTCTTCCAAAAAGCCTCTCTTAAGATAAAAGTCCACGGGCCTCTGCAATCCCTGTCTAACCATATCCCTAGAAATACCTTTTGGGGTAGGTTTAGATTTTTTTAGGAGATTGCTTGCACAGGCAACAAAAGCAGTTTTTTCTATATGCTCTCTGTCAACTTTTACATTGTCCAAATCTATTTCTACAAGCTCGCACGCAAAATTCACCGCTTCAATGAAGCTCACTTCTCTGTCGGCTCTCTGGCTCATAACACCACGAATAAAACCGAGCATTGTGTTTACATACTCTTTTTCGCAGTGGTTCGTCCAGCAATACCAATTGCCGACCACGTTGTCTCCAGAAGTGAATATAGTAAGAGCGTCTGTCTTGTCACCGTCATGGATTGGACATGCGGCGGCTATGCGATTGTCGTATTGTTCATATTCGATGCCAAAAAAGTCCAAAATTTCTTCCACTCTCTCAGAAAGCTTCTGACAGAGTATGTCTATCTTGGGCTTTGATAAGTCAATTTTAGCTCTCGAAGGGGACTTCTTCATCGTCATCATCTTCTACAATAAACCCTTCATCTTGTTGGTTTCTGCCACCCTTTTTAAGTTCATTTCTGGTCTTGTTTTCTGTTATTTTTGCAATACCTCCATTCATTGCCATGTTTATATAGTCACCGTCCTCTAGTGCTGGTCCGTGTCTAGCAACGATAGGCACAAGTTTTTTATTGCCAATTTCCGGGCCATCTTCAGCTATCTCTTCGTCACTCTTGTTCTTGAAGATTGAGAAGCTCGTACACAACCAGATAAGTCTGTCAGAACCGCTTACCACATCGGTTGATTCTCTAGTGATGCCGTCTCTGTTTAACTGAACAAAACTAAGACACGCACAATCGTACTCAACGCAGAAATTGTGCAGGGAGGTAATCTGGAACCCCAACGCTTGGAACTCTTGAATGCTTGCCAGAGAGTCTGCTGTCATAAGCTTGAGGTAATCGTAAATTATCAGACATTCATTCGTTCTACCGTTTTCGTCAAATCCAACCTCTTGAAGAATCCACCTGCGCATGATTGAAAGTGTTTGTTCAAACGGATTCCCGGCAATACTAACATACTTGTAGGGAATTTCTTTAAGGTAGTTTGCCGCTGCGTACACCCTTTCCTTTTCGGTCTCATTTTTTGCATAGCCGCCTGTTGATATCTCGTTAATTTCTATACCGCTAAGATTTGCCAAAACGCGATTGAGATGGTCTTCTTTGGACATCTCTGTGTCCAACATGAGAACCGGAATTCCAAGTTCGCCCGCTATATGGAGACCAACATTGTCTCCAAACATGCTCTTGCCAACCTTCGGTCTTGCGGCAACTAGGTCTACACACTTTCTTCTAAAGCCACCTCCTATAGCCGCATCATATCTTGGATACCCGCTACCAATCCCCATAATCAGGGATGGATTCTCCTCAAGGTGGGATAGGTAGTCCTCTACGTTCTC